TCGGTGTAGACGCGGGTTGCGGGGATCACGCGGCACCCGGCTTGCGGGTGTTCGCCTGAGCGTTGCGGTACTCCGTCAGGCCCGAACGGCGCTTGCCGGACGCGACGTGGCGGATATCCACAACCGTCTCCCCGATCGCGTACGCGGTGTCCGGCGTCCACGATGGGCACCGGCCGCAATAGCAGCGGAGCGGGGCGCAGTAGCGTTGCGAGTCCGGCTCGGGGGCTCCCCGCCAGCTTCGCGGGAGTGTGGTTGCCGCAGCGGTAGCCAACGGCATACAGGCGGACGTCCGCCGAGCCGCAGAAGCATGCACCCGATGTCATGCGACCTGCCCCCGGCCCTGCTGCTCGTCCTGCTCGGGGTTGTACATCTCGCCGCACATGGCGAAGTGGCCGCGGAACGCGAGCGTTGCCGTGCCGAGCGCCCCCTGCCTGTTTTTCGCGACGATCAAGTCGATTTCGCCGGCCCGGGCGGTCTCCTGCTCGTACACGTCCTCGCGGTACAGCAGGATCACGATGTCCGAGTCTTGTTCAACCGAGCCCGAGTCGCGCAGGTCCGCGGGCAGCGGACGGTGATCCGAGCGCATCTCGGGTCCGCGGTTGAGCTGACTGCCGACGATGACCGGCACCTTGAACTCCTTGGCCAGCAGCTTGATCCCCCGGGAGAACTCCGACACCTCCCGCTCGCGGCTCTCGGCCTTCCCCTTCTGCTTGCCCATCAGCCCGAGGTAGTCAACGACGACAAGCTCGGCCGGGTGACCGGCCCTGGCCATCGCCCGCAGGTTGGAGCGGATGGACTGCACGCTCATGTACGGGTTGTCATCGATCATCAGGTTCCCCGCGGCAGTCAGGTGCGGGTGCACCGCGGCGATGCGGTCCCAGTCGGGCTCGTCCAGCAGCCGGGCACGGATCTTCCGCAGGTCGACGGTGGCCTGGAAGGCCAGGATGCGCTCGATGCACTCGTCTGCGGACATTTCCATGGTGCACACCAGGACCGGGCGGCCGAACGTGACGCCAGCGCGGACGGCGATGTTCAGCATCACCACCGACTTGCCCATCGACGGCCGGCCGCCCACGGTGACCATCTCGCCGGGACGGAAGCCGGGTACGAGATTGTCGAGGTCTGACCATCCGGACCTGACGGCCCGGACTTCCTCCGGGCCCTTCTCCAGCCTGGTGAGGAACGGGCCGATCAGGTCCGCGAGGCTGAGGGCGCCCTGCGGTGCGGCGATCCCCGCGGCCTCGTCGATGATCCGGTACACCCGGTCGATCCGCTCGGCCAGGTCGGCGGACCCGGCGAGCGCGGCCTGCTTGATGCGCTCGCTGGCCTCGGCGATCCGCCACCGGACCGCGCACTCGCGGACCCGCCCGGCGTAATGCGCGGCCATCGCCGGGGACGGCACGGCGGCGATCAGGGTGTGCAGGTAGTCCGCGCGGCCGACCTTGCCGATCGTCCCCCGCCGTTCGAGCTCGGCCTTGAGCGTGATCGCGTCGGCGTCCACGCCGCGGGCGGCCAGGGCGGTGATGGCCGCGAGGATTTCCTTATGCGCCGGGCGGACCATGTCGTCCGGGCCGAGAATCTCCAGGCATTCCGCGAGAGCGGCCGGAGAAAGGATCATCGAGCCGAGCGCGGCCTGCTCGGCCTCGATGTCGCGGGGCATGTCAGCGAAGTCGTCGTCGCTCATCGCGGCGCCTTCCGTAGCTTGCGGATGTCTTTCGCCGCGTAATGCGCGGTCATCAGGTCGGCCGCGCCGCCGCGGGTCAGGCCCGCGAGCTTGTCCGCGTAGCCCATGCGCTCCAGGGCGCCGGTCTGCGCCGGGGTCGGCGGCCTGTCCCGCCATGCGGCCTTGGCCTGCGACAGGACCCCGCCATTCGCTCGGGCGACTTCCTCGCCGACGCCGCGGGCCCAGTCCAGGGTGAGCGGCTTACCGGATTCCAGCAGCGGCAGGCGGCCCTTCGCGCAGCGGTACACATTCCAGGAGTCGTCCAGGCCGTCACCCGGAACCGGGACCAGGATCATCGTCTGATCGGCGCCCGCAGGGAGCACCCACGACCCTTCGGCCTCCAGCCAGCGCAGGTCGCTGCGACGCAGGAGGTCGACGTGCCTGGTCCGGGCCGCGGCGACGGCGATCTTCTGCCTCTCGGTGCCGGCCTGCTCCTCGGCCGCGTCGAGCAGGGACTGCCCCTTCTTGACCGAGCCGGGAGGCAGGCCGGCCAGGTTCGCGATCGTCGCGAGCCCGAGATCGGACGCGCCGGTCACGTCGAGGATCAGCGCGTCATCCTTGGCGTACGGCTGGCCGTTGAGCTTGCCGACGAACGGGCGCAGTACCCGGCCGGCCATCTGGACGAACAGCGGCGCTGATTTGGTCGGCCGCAGCATCAGCGCGCACGACACGGCCGGCTCGTCCCAGCCCTCGGTGAGCACGGCGCAGTTCGTGACCACCCGCGTCTCCCCGCGGTGCAGCCGGGCCAGGACGCCGCGGCGGTCGTCGGTGTGCATCGTCCCGTCGACCGCTTCGGCCGGGATTCCCGTGGCCCTCAGCTTCTCCGCGAGGGCGTGCGCGGTGGCGATCGTCGGCGTGAACGCGACCCCGAGGCGGCCCTTCGCGTACTCGGCGTACGCCTTCGCCGCGGCGTTCAGCGCGTCGGAGCGCTCCAGCTCGGCGCCGATCGAGGAATCCGTGTAGTCGCCCGCGCGGACCTGGACGTTGCCGAGGTCGAAGTCCGTTCCGATCTGGACGGCCCGGACATCGCACAGGTAGCCCTCGGCGATCATCTGGACGATGCCGCGCTGGTAGGTGATCTCGGACCACGCCGCGCGGAGCCCGACCTTGTCGCTGCGGCCCGCGGTGGCGGTAAAGCCGACCGTCAGCGGGCCGCCCGCGTCCATGCACCCGAGCTCGGCGAGGATGTCCAGGTAGGTGCTGGCGACCGCGTGGTGGGCCTCGTCCACGATGACCGTGGAGAACTTCCCGAGCCGTGCCACCCGGCCGGGCCGGGCCAGGGTCTGCACCGAGGCGACGACAACGCGGGCGTCGTGCTCGTCCTGCCGTGCCTTGACGATCCCGATGTCCAGCGAGCCGCCGACGAGCGCCAGCTTGGACGCGGCCTGCGAGATCAGCTCGTCCCGGTGGGCCAGGACCAGCGCGCGGCCGGGGCGGCGGCTCACCAGGTGGGCGAAGACAACGGTCTTGCCGCCCCCGGTGGGCAGGACGACGAGCTGGCGGGTGACGCCGCGGGCATGAGCGGCGCCGATGGCGTCCAGGGCCTGCGACTGGTAGGGCCGCAGCGGCAGCGGGGAGTTGCCGGGCATCTCAAGCGCCAGTGCCGCGGTCATCGTGCCGCCCTCCTGCGGTCCTGGCCGCCGAGGACGATCGGCTTCCGGCACATCGCCGAGAGGCGGGAGGCAACCCGGTCGCCGAGCGCCGCGCGGAGGTCCGCAAGCGGCACGTTCGAGGTGAACAGGCCAGGCAGCATCGCCTGGTAGCGGTCGTTGACCAGCCGGTAGAGGATCTCCTCGGTCCATTCGCTGGACTTGCCGGCGCCGAGGTCGTCGAGCAGCAGCAGCTGAACCGCGGCGACCTTGCGGAACTCCGCTTCGGTGTCTGTGCCCTCGCGGGGCCGAAGGCTCGCGAACAGCCCGGCCGCAGTGTCCGCGTGCCAGCCGACGGTGATGCCCGCGGCGGCGAGGGTGCGGATCGCACCGAGCGCCTGATGGGTCTTGCCTGTCCCGGTCGGGCCGAGGATCAGCAGCGACGGGGAGTCCGGGCCGAACGCCTCGCACCAGGCGATGACGTCGGGGTGGGTGGCGGTGGCCTCGCGGAACCGCGGCGGGATGCGCTTGTCGGTCGTCTCGACGGCCCTGCGGAGGAATCCCTCGCGGGTCGAGACGTCGTAGAGCTCGGGGGTGGTCATCAGAGTGTCCCCTCGTAGACCGAGTCGTCGGCTGGGTTCCGGTATGGCTGGTGGCCGCGCTTCGGCACATGACCGGCTGCGGCTGCGGCGTCCTTGCGCACCTGGACGGCAAGGTCGTGCCACTCGCCGCCGCCCATGGTGTGCGCCGCCTTGATGAGCGTTTCCGCGTCGCAGCCTTCGGCCAGCAGTTGCCGAGCCTGCTTGCCGACGCGGGCGACGATGCTGGAGCTAGGACGAGGCTGTCCCGATGCGGTGGCCCCGTCGATGAAGGCACCGACGACATCGCCGACGTTTTTCGCTCGCTCAGGCTCAGCGAGAGGATCGGGCCGACGCGGCTTGCCCGCGTCCGCCGTAGGCGGAACTCCTGTCTCCTGTCTCCTGTCTCCAACCGCCCGCGCGCGAGGATCACGGTCGCCTGCGGAGCCGTTCCGCTCCCGTTCCGCGACTGGGTGCGGAATCGTTCCGCGACTGGGTGCGGAATCGTTCCGCGACTCGTCCAGGAATGACTCCACTGGTAGAGGCGGTTCCGGGAGGATGCTCGGCTGCGGCTTGGAGATGCGCTGATGCTTGGACCAGTTGGGGAAGTAGGCGTACTCAATGCCCCTGACCTGGTAGACGACGAGAAACCCGATGTCGTGCGCCTCGTCGCGCCATGCCCGTATCGCCGCGGGCTTGAGGTCGTCGGCGGGGAAAATGTCCCCCGCGAGCTTCGCCGTGGAGGCGAACAGCCGTCCCTCGTCGTCGGCGTGGGAGATCATCCCGATGACGAGCAGACGGGCGCTCATGGACAGCGCGATGAACTTCTCATCGGTCCAGATCGACGGCTTGAGCGAGCGAATCCGGGCCATAACACGGCCCGCCGGGCGGCGACTTTGCCAGTGCTTTGCCCGCAAAAATCCGGAATCCGGCGCCAGTAACCCCGGCCGTTCCGCGACTGGGTGCGGAATCGTTCCGCGACTGGGTGCGGAATCGTTCCGCGACCCAGCCTTCGGCTGCACTCTCCCCGCTGATCGGTGCTACGGGGATGCGGACGGACGGGCACTGAGCGCCGCCTTCCTGTACGTGGTGCCAGTGGTTGACATGCGGTTCCTGCGAAGCCGGGAGGGTAATCCGGCGAAGTTCGTTCAAGTTATCATGACTCTAGATCATGTCAAATGGTCATGTGGAGTTATCGCGATCTTAGGTAATGCCTGATAAGATTGGCGTCACGCATGACTTGGCATCGTGTTGCCGGGTCACCGATGATGAGGACGTGGACGACGTGGTGGATGAACTGGTAGCAGCGGTGAAGGCGGCCCGCGCCAGCACCGCGCAGGCCGAAGCCGATCACGAGCGGGTCAAAGACCTGTTCGTGCGGGCGCGCATCGAACGGCCCGACCTCGGCCCGGACGACCTCGAGGAACTGACGGAGAAGTACATGGACCGGTCCGTCATCAGCCGGATCACGGTGCCCGAGATGCGCAGGCTCGGCCATGAGCCCGCCCGCAAGCCGCGGCGCCGTCGTCCGCGGTCCTGACCTCCCCCGCGCACGCGAACGCCGCCCGGTCTCCCGGACGGCACCTGAACCGCTCGTCCCCATCAGCTAGCCGGCCTTCCTCGTCGGTGCGCTCTCTTAGCCGCTGCCGTCGCCTTCGGATCGAGACGGAACACCCCGCACCCGCACGCCCGGAGGATGCACCAGCCCGGAGGATGGCGGATCTTGCCGTGACTGCACAGGCAGACGGGCGGTGTCTCCGGTACCGGGGAGGGCATCATGCGGCACCCCTTGCAGCGACGAGACGGGCCTCTACGGCCACGATCCGGCGCATGATCCACTCCACGACGGGAACGGCCACACTGTTCCCGATCTCCCGGTAGCGGGCCGAGTCGGACTGCTCGGAGCCATCAGCGAGCCATCGGGTCCAGTCGTCGGGAAGCCCCTGGAGGCGCTCGCACTCGCGGGGGGAGAGACGGCGGACGGCGGTCCCGGTGCTGACGCCGGTTACCTGGTTTGCCTGGAGCGCGGTCGGCATCGGGCCGTAGCCGAGCCGGGCTTTGGAGCCGCCCGACTGCGGGTTGAATGCCATAGGCGCGTCATCGGGGATTGACTCCGGCGCGACAACCCAGTTTTCTTCACGGTCGTTGCGGTCGTTGCGGCTCGTAAGCGCGTAGGCGACGATCGGCGTTCCGCGCCCCGTCCCGTCCTCTGAGGCGTCCGCACCTTCGGAAGTGAGGGCGTGGTCCACGCCCACACTTCCGAAGGTCGCCACCATCGCGTGCGAGGAACCGCCGGTTGACGCCCGGACGGTGTACGCTGCCTCGCCTGCCTCGCCTGCCTCGCCTGCCTCGATCTGGCTCCCGGAATCCCGGCCGCGCAGCGCCACGGGGATTGCCACCAGGTGCCCCCCCGCCGCCCCTTCCGCGTCTACCCGGTGGCCGCGACGTCCGCCCCCCTGGAGGGTTGAGACGACAAGCTGTCCGGCGGCGGCCTCGTCGGCCCCGAGCCGCCATCCGCCGCCAGGCCCGACACCGCCGAGGGTTCCGACTGTGCGAGAGTCTCCAGCGCCACCCTGAGCGTGCCGGGGATCTCCCTGCCCCGCCGGGCCGCGCGCCGCAGGATTCCCCTCGCCGCCTTCGGGCTCAAGGAGTACCCGGACAGGTGCGGCCCGGTCTCCAAGACATCCGGCAATGAAGACGCGACTGCGGCGCTGGGGGACGCCGAAAAACTGAGAGTCCAGAACTCTGTAGGCGACCCCATCCCAGCGTTTCCCCACCGCCCCGAGGACGGTACCCATGGCTCCTCCGTGGAGTCCCATGCAGCCGCCAGGGCAGGCGCCGCCCTCGGGAACGTGGGAGACATGGGGGATGAAGACTCGCTCCCCGTCTCGTTTTTCCCATCGTCCGCACCGAACAGCGCGTCCACTGACCAGGCAGGTTTCGTCCCCGGAGCACGAGCAGACGGCCGAGAGCAGGCCCGGCACGTTCTCAAATAGGAGCCAGCGTGGGCGCAGCTCGTCAGCGAGCCGCATGATGTGCCAGAAGAGTCCTGAACGTGCTCCGCCCAGGCCCGTGCGGCGGCCAGCGATTGAGAGGTCCTGGCAGGGTGACCCCCCGGCGAGGATTCCTCGTCCGGGAACAAAGCCTGCTGCGATGAGCTGGTCACCAGTGACCTCCGTGACGTCGTTGAACAGTGCCGTGTACGGGAAGTGGCGGGCGAGGACACCGCGGCACTCCGGGTCGATCTCCACGGCGGCCACGACGTTTACCCCGGCCCGCTTGAGTGCGAGATCGATACCGCCGATGCCGGCGAACAGGGAGACTGCGGTCAGGTCGCTCACGTTGCCTCACCGGCCCACCAGGGGCCGTCCTTGTCCGCCCGCTTCTGGAGCCGCTCACCCAGCCGCTTCAGGTCCCCGGCATCAACCGCCTCGCAGGTCCGGGTGACGTGCATGCCGCCACCCGCCTCCGGCCAGAGCCAGGCCCTCCACTTCTCCGGATCCCCGCCGGGGCTGATGCGGTGCACGTCCCCGACAAGCAGCCGCGCACCGCTGACGTACGGCCCCTCCGGGGGCATGACAGCGATGAGGTAGCCGCTGCGCTCACCGGTGCGGGCAATGAGGATCCGCGGGGCGCCCGGCTGGCAGGCGGCCAGGAGCGCGCTCACGCCGGGTGCGACCTGTTCTGTGGTCACCGGGCAATCACTCCCGGTCCCGCATTCGCGCCCTGCCCGTACCTGGCGCCGCCCGCGGAGACGTAGCCGGGGACGACCCGGTAGCTGCCCTTGCGCGGTGCCTGAAGGTCGGGGAAGTGGCCGCGGTCGAACAGCTCGTCCCGGTAGTCCTCCGCGGCCTTCCTGCCGCTTGAGTCCTGGCGTCCAGCGTCCTCGAACGTGCGCGTCTCGCAGGGCGGCTCATGGCCGCACTCGCACCTCTCGACCTTGCCGGGGCTCATGCTTCGCCTCCCGGCGTCTCGGTGAGGTGCAGGACCAGCCGCCCTTTCGGGAACGGCTCCCCGATGATGCAGCGGACTCCGGCGACATGCCGCGAGTCGTCGCCAGGCAGGCACCGGGCGGCCACGATGCCATCCAGGGCCGCTTTCCCCGCCGGTGAGATGTTGTCCGCGTCGCGGTGCCTGCGGTCGGGGGGCTGGTACTCCACGACGACGGAGACGCGATCGAGCTGCGGCACCCTGGCGTTCAGGGCCATGACCCACGCGGCCCTCTTGAGCTCCTGGGCGCGGCTGTTGCGTTCCCGCCAGTGCAGCCGGTCGTTCAGGCTCAGGAGCTTCAGCCCGGCCGGGAGGGTGATGGTGTAGGTGGACCCGGCCAAGACCGCGCTGTCTGCATCAAGCGCGGCCCCGGCCGGAGCTTGTGCCCCTCCCCGGCCCCGCGCAGCAGCACGGCCTGAGGCTGCGCGGGTAACCGGGGAGGGAGTCCGGGCCAGCTCCCCCTGGGGGGGATAGGGGGAGCTGGCGCCCGTGCGGCCGGGGTCGGTACCGGCGGCACGGGACACGCGGGCGAGGGAGCGGTTCTCGCCGGCGCGGTCTTGGGTTGAGGTCACCACGGACCTCCGGTAGCGGCATAGGCCACAGCAGAGACGGCGGCGATGACGCACAGGACACGGGAGGTACGCCGCCGCCCGGCCTCGCCGTAGATGAGGGCACCGCCGCCAGCACAGCCGGCGATGACGAGGAAGGCCGTGTTCATGACTTCGGCTCCCGCTTCTGCCGGCCGCTCCACCACGGGAGCGCCAAGCCGTCACCCGGCCGGCGCGGCACGATGTGAGCGTGGAGATGGAAAACGCTCTGCGAAGCGTCCAAGCCGACCGAGGTGATGATGTTGGCCTGGTATCCGAGGTTGGCCAGCAGCCGCCCGGCGTGCTCCATCACGTAGCCGGTGACGTGCGGCTCAGCGGTAGCGTCCCGCACGTGGCGGAACGGGACGACCAGGAGATGGCCCCGCGTGACCGGGTTCAGCGGTTCGAACACGGCCACCTCGCCGGGCAGGCTCATCTCCTCGTCGTACTCGCCAGCGGCGATGCGGGCGCAGAACGGGCAGTCGGCCATCACTGCACCCCGCCTGTCTCCCGGACCATGGCGGCAGCCGCCTGGATAGTCCGCCGTTCGGCGCACTTCACGCACGACGCCGGCTCGCGGCCGTCACGGTGCTTGCAGGGCGGCGGGAGCAGGGTTTCGATGGCGTCGGCGTACTGGGTGGCGAGGGCTACCGCGTGCCGCTTCAGCATCGCGTCGACGGCCTTGCTCGTGTAGAGGCGGCTCACCGGAGCTCACCGGCCGCCAGGATCTGGACGGCGGCGATCAGGGCGCACGTCACGGCCAGGGCCGCCAGGTAGGCCCTCGGCCGCCGCGAGGGGGCGTTTACTGCCCAGACGACCATGCCTGCGCCCCCGACGGCGAACCATCCGGCGATGACGTACAGCGCGATGGCGAGGATGATCATGCTGGTACCTCGAACATGGGGTCCATTCCGGCAGAGGCCAGGGCGGCGCGAGTCCGCGCTGCGGTCTGCGCGTGGTGATCACGGTCGTAGTGCAGGTGGCAGCCTTGGCAGGCTGCGAATAGGTTGACCGGGTCGCAGTTCTCGGGCTGGTGGTCACGGTGGGCAGTGGTGAGCACCACCTTGGATCCGGTGCCGTAGGCGGGCTGGCCGTGGCGGTTCGGGCAGCGGCCTTCGTGCGTGCCGCGCCCGCACTCGCCTTCGCACTCACAGCGCCCAAGCGCCCGGCAGAACTTGATCCAGGCGGTGATGACCGGCCAGTCGGCCGGGTAGCGCCCGACGTTTTCTTTCCTTATGGGCATAGCAGCCGGTCGCTCCTGTCGTGCTCGACGCGGCGGCTGGCGATGAACAGGGCGCTCATGCTCCAGGTCCGGTCTTCTGCGGTGCTCACGCGCTCTCCCCGCTCCGGAGCGGCCCTCTGCCGCATGGATCCCACTCGGGCCGGACGGGTCCGCTCATCGTGTCCCGGGCCGCGTCAGGGATGCCGTCGTCGTCGCGCGGCAGGCGCCTCACCCTTCCAGCTGGCCGGGGCGGCATGTCCTCAGCCGGAGGGGTGAGGCGCCTCTCCCCGCGCGACCAGAAAAGCGACGGTTCCGGCGCGGGCAGGCGCTGGGACTGCGCCCGGCGGAAGATGCTCATGCGCTCGCCCCGATGCTTGTGCTGGCCAGT